TAGGCTGCGTCAGCGAAAGCGGCCAGCACGTTCTCGGGAAGGCCTGGTTGGCAGCGGTCCACGGCATCAACCGCGTGCAGCATGTCGGCATTTAATCGCGCCTTGCATTCCTCTAGGCTGTACTTGAGTCCACGCTCCACGTTCGCGGTGCTGCCGTAGCAGACGGTCCAGATGCCCGGAGGATCTTGATAGGCCCACTGCCGCAGTCCTTCGCACGGAATCGCGATCGATGCGGCAATCGCAGCCGCTGCCGCCTTCTGTTTAGTCGTCGCCATCACGTTGCTCCTGAATGGCGTGCAGAACGAGAATCACGCCGAAGACGCCGAGATACCACCAAGCCGGCAAGATGCCCTGTAGGTTGGGAATGAACTCGTATGCAATGCCGACGCCAAGGCCGAGAAACGATGTCTTGTGCATGCGCTTGCTGATTTTTCGGATAGCCTTCATTTGTCGCCCTCCCTTTCTTTCCGAATCTGATTCCGAATCAATAGAAAGCCCTGCAGCACGATGTACGCGATGGTGAAAATCGATACCCATTCACTCAACGGAATGCCTAGTAGGTAATGAGTCGCCGTGATGGCAACAGGCGGCGCAGCCTTCGCGGAGGCAGTAGCGATTTCGTTTTTCATTCTTGGGCCTCAAATAAAAAACCCGCCATTGAGGCGGGTCAGAGTCCGGCGAGTGGCCGGGAGTGGGTGTGTATAATCGTCAGGATTCGGGGAGAATCCTATGGAATACGTTGATTACCTTTGGGTTAAGGCGATCGTACTTTGTGTCCTGGCCTTCTTTTACGGCATGTGGACCGAGTATGTCAGGGGGAAGCCGCCAAAAGCGGAGCGCCGTGATAAAGAATAGGCAAAGCCGGTGCCGTAGCATCTCCCAGCAACCCGAATCCCGTTCCCAGCAATCCAGGCTGTTGCCGCTGTAGGTACCGCCCAATCGCAGTATCGAATGCCTCCGGATTGGACAGCAGCCCGCCCAATGCCTGCGCCTTCGATTTCCTTGCCGTCTCCCTGAGCGTCGTCAATGCTGGTCCGGTGAACGAGTTCAGCACCGGAATTTTCTTGGCAAAGAAGTCCAGCACCGGACTATCGAGCATCCCGAGCTGCAGCGCGTTTTGCGCGTTTTGCACCGTGTTCGAGCCAGTCGCGCGCCCCATATTTTCGGCAATGTCTGCAGCCTTGAGATCGGCTGCAATCTTGTTGATGACAGCGCGTTCCGAATCGCTAAACAAGCCGTTTACCGCACCACTGCGACCATTCAGCCAGTTGTTGAACTGCGAATCGCTTAGCGTGCCGAAGCGGTTTCCTTGGCCGGCCAAGTCCGTGATTGCATAGCTTTTCAGCGCGCCAACCAGGCCCGGATCGTTGTTCACCAAGCGACGGAAAGCCTGCACATCGTCAGCCTGCGAGCGAGCGGCATTGAAGAACTTTGGAGCCAGTTCCGCGCCCTGCGCAGCCGGCAGATTGTCGCCGCCCATCCTGAACATGGACGCTTGCGGGCCGGTGCGGAAGCGAAGCTGTGTTGCCGCATGTGCTGCATTCGCGTCACGCCATGCCTGCACGATGTCCGGCGGGAAATACTCCTGCAGTGAGCCCTTCCCTTGGGCTGCTGCATCCACGCCTGCATCGATGTCGGAAACCATCTTGCTCAACGCCGCAAATTCCTTGTTGCGTCCGTTGGCCTGCGCTTGCTGCGCCGCTTCACCGATGGAAGAGCGCAGATTTTGCAACTCACGGAACGTGACCGGATTGGCGAACTGGCCGGAAGTGTTGACCGCTCCCATCGGGAGCGCGTCAGTGTCAAGGTAATTGCTGATCGTCTTCGCGGTCTGGATGGCGTCATCCGCAGAGCGGCCAGAACCGAACGTGCCGGGGCCGAGAAACTGCGCTTTCGCCTGTTCCATCTTCTCAATCGGAGGGACAAGCCGCGCTTGATTCATCGGATCAACGGCGTCATACAATGCGCTGACGTTTTCGCGCGCCGCTTTCTCGGCTGGGCGAATCGTGTTTTCAAGCTGATTACCGAAATCCTGCGCGGCCTGTTGGACCGTGCCGGAAACCGGAGAAATGCCGTTCAGCGCCTGCAGACGGGCGACATTCTGCGCCGTCTCGCGCTCAAGCAACGAGGTATCACCCGCCGATTTCACCGTGCGCTGGAGCTGGCTAACGCCTGGCTTCTGAAGGATATGCGGGACCGTTAGTGCGGCATCAGGCGGTAGCAGTTGTGGGCCGACCTGTTGTAACGCTGCGCGCACTGCGTTGATTTCTTCCGGCGTCGTCGCATCTGCAGCGCCCAATATGGTCTTAGCTACGTGCACATCCTGCGGCGTTGTCATAGACCGAATACCGCGCATCGTGGCGTTACCGACATAACCAACACCTCGAATAGCTGGCGGAAGCGCAGCACCAATGGCGAAGCCCGTGCCTGCATCACTTGGGCTGATAAGCGCCGTAGTCACCCCGCCATTGATGCCGCCGCCAAGCGTGCGAATGCCGAGTTCTCCAGCCTTCTGCAGCAGCGGCGCATCCTGGGCTAACCGCATGCCGGTATTGAATCCACCGGATGCAATCGAGTTCCCTAGCGCCTGCACAATCGGAGCCGAGGACGCAGCTTTGACGCCAGCGCCGAGCACACCGCCCACCGGCCACGTAGACGCGATGTTTCCGCCGATGCGCGACAAGTTGAACAGCGTCGAATCCTTGTGATCGTCGTTGAACGACTGCAGGGATGCGTTTCGTTCGTCATTCCACTGCTTGATTTCCGGCGCGATCTTGCCCGGCAGGTAAAGACCAGCATTCAGCAAGGTATTGCCCAAGTCAGCAAAGCCGCTTGTCACGCCACCGATGAGGTTTTCCGCATGGTCGGCCAGCGTCGTCTCTTTCTGCGGCGGCAGGATCTGCTGCCCGTTCGCTCGTGCACTCAGGAGGCTGTCGATGTCGTCGGCCTGCGGAGCCGTTGCAGCTACGCCGTTCGTCTCGATGCGCGGCGCATCGGCGTACTTGGCCTGCTCTTCCGGCGTCAACGGGCCTTCGGAATAGACGTAGCCCGTCTGTGCAGGTTGTGCGGGCTGCATGCCGGCTCGCTGAGCCAGCAGTGCGTCCAGGTCATCCATTAGAAGCCTCCCATTTGACGGATAGCGGCGCGCTTCGCCAAGAGTGCCTTTGCGTCAGCCGGCGACAGGTTGCCGACATACGCCTTCTGTTCTTGCGGATTCATCACGTTGAGCTGGAAGACGCGCGGGTCGAAGTTGTTACGCCATGACCGCTCGAACTGATCAAGGTTTGCAACATTGCCGTTGTTCGCATCCTTCCAGCTCTGCGCGGCGTTGATCTTCGCCTGCAGTGCCAATTCGCCAGCCTTGCCCCACTGCGCCATGGCTTGCAGCGCTTGCGGGAACATCTTGTCGTTCGGGTTGGACTGAGAATAGGCATCCAACTGTGCATCGGTGCCCGTTCCACCGGCAGCCTGCCAGTTGCGCTGCGCGTTCTGATACAGAAACTTGTTCAACTCCTGGAAGCCCGAGACATCATCTTTCCAGCCCTTCGATACCATGGACAGAACCGGCGCATTCGCCACATAGCCCTTGACGGCGTTCTTCCATGCCTGGCCCGGTCCAGTATCGACACCCTGACGGGAAAGGTTGAGGATGTTGTCGTACACGTTGACGCGGGTCGGGCTATCACTCGCCAGTGTCAGCAGATCGTTGTAGCGCTTGGCATTTCCGGTCGCGAGCGTTTCCTGCGATGCGTTGAAGCCGGGAGCATTGCCGGGCCGAATCACGGACGATTGTTGCTGCGCGGTTTGTAGCGGGGCTGCTTGACCGCCCTGCCCTGCATTCTTCATTACCGTGTCAACGTAGTTGCGCGTCTCGGTAGGAAGCTTGTTCCAGTCCGCGCCCGACTTCATCCAAATATCGACGTTCTTCGGCCCCCAGTTATAGGCGGCGAGCGCAATCTTGTCGTCGCCGTACTTCTGGCGCAATTGATTCAAGTAGCTCACCCCGCCTGCAACGTTCTCAAGCTTGTCATTGGGATTGACACCCAGCCCTGCAGCAGTCTTCGGCATGAGTTGCGTTGTTCCGATCGCGCCTTTCGGGCTGACGGCATTTTGATTGCCGCCACTCTCTGCACCGATCATGGACGGCACGAGGCCGGACGATGCCTGCGGTTGTGTTCCAATGGTGCCGGGAGGGACGCCGAGGAAGTACGCGGGAGCGCCACTTCCATCGACGCCCTGGCCGAGCGTTCCCATAGTCTTACCCAGCGTATTGGCTGCAGAACTTGTTTGCAGCGCCTGGATGCCACCTTCCACTGGAACAATATGCCACTGACCATCCGCGCCCTTGATCGATTGATACCCATCGGGAACGTGCGGTAGCTGGTTAATATTGCCGTTCGCATCTTGCACATAGCCGCCAGGACGCAGCGAAGTGGGAGCGATATAGTTCTGCTTCTTCACGTTGCCGAGCATGTATTGCTGGCCTTCTGGCGAATTCGGATCGATGCCAGCCTGCCGCAACTGTTTCGCGAAATCAGTAGGCGCGCTGTTCTTGAACATCCAGTCGCCAATGTTCTTGCCGTCGTTGAATGCCAAATCGCTGACGACTGCTTGACGCGGCAAACCAGCATAAGATGATCCGGCAGGAGCGGCCCCTTGCGGCGGCTGAGTAGAAATCATGTCCATGCGCTGCGCGTTCGTGACGGTCGGACCGACGTCGCCCAGTTGCGCCCCTTGTGCAAGTGCTTGCGTCGCTGCTGACGGTTGAGGCTGACCGTTGCCAGAAAACGACTCGATGGCATCATTGATCAGCTTGTTCTTGCGTGTCGCCTGCGCAATCTGCTGCATCAGCAAATCCGTTTGCAGCTTTTCACGCTGCTGGTCGAGCGCCGATTTGCGCGCGGCTTGCATGCCTTGGAAGCCGGTTGCCATCGCTTGGCCGAGCCCTACAGGCTTGAGGGACGGGCCGCCAGCAGACAGCAAGCCAGTAGCCAGTCCGAGCAAGCCAGCCGACTGCGGATCATCAAAATTCAGGTCGAGAATCCCTGCCATGTTTCGCTCCAATTAGGACTTGTTCAGCAAGTTGTAGATGTTTGCGCCCAATAGGCCGCCGCCCAAGACGTTGGCCGTCGTGTTCTGGTAAATCGGCTGTGTTTGCGTAGAAGAACCACCGAGCCCGGTATATCCGCCCAGCAGTCCCGACACCTTGCCGGTCTTGTTCAGCCCGTAGCTGTCCTGATTGGTGCCGTAGGTGTAGGCGCTGCCCAGCAAGCCGTTGCTCGCGCTGATGCCGGCCTGTGTATTGCCGCTGTTGAGCGCGTTTGTAGAAAGCTGCGCCTGCTGGTTGTTCCCGGCAGCCTGCTGCTGAAACTGAGCGTCTTGCATCGCCTTCTGCAGGTCACCGGTGTAGTTCGTCTGATTCGCCTGCTGCTGGAATCCGGCATTCTGATAGGCGGTGCCGTACTGATTGCCGCTCAAGCCCGACATGGCGGACAATGCGCGATCCTGCCCCTGGCTGAATGCGCCTGCCTGTGCGCCGACAGCAGCGTCCGTATTGTTCTGTCCAAACTGTGAGATGGCGCGTCCGATCTGCGTGCTGTAGTCGTTCAGTGCCTTTCCTTCCGCGATCCCTTGCCGGCTGCCGCCCATGGACCCATTGATGATCGCGCCGCCGCGAATGTTCGGCAGGATGTTTTCCGTCAGGTTGCGCGTGGCATCGGTCAGCATGTTGCCAAAAGCGTTCGACGACTGGTCGATGCCCTTCTGGATCGCGCCAGTCAGATAGGGATTCTGTGCCGGATCGCCATAGATCATGCTGGAGTAAGCCGGCGCGAGGTCCAGGCCATTCTGGTTCGGCGCGTTGACTTGTGCGGCCTGCATCGGGTTGACGTTGCCAACGGTTGCCGCCGTCATGGTGGGCGCGGAGATATTGCTGTCCTGCAGGCGCTGCGCGGCAAGCGTGCTGCTCAGCAGGTTGTCGGTGCCGTAGTTACCCAAGTAGTTGTTGACGCCACTGCCGAAGGTTGCGAGGCCTGCTGATTGCGGCGTGTTGCCAGCGGCGAGAAGCTGTGACAGGAATCCATTATTGCCGTTCGAGCCGTACAGAATCTGCGCCATGCGCGGATCGATCGCCTGCTGCGTCGTGATCGTCTGGTCGCCCACCTTGCTCGTGCCGTTCATGCCGCCGAGCAGACCGCCAATGATGGCGCTCCCCGCCTTGCTTTTCGCGGCGTCCGTCAGCCAACTAGGAAAGCTGTCAAGAATGTCCATACCCGCTCCAGATTGCAATGCGCCGTTGGCGCCAACCGTCATTGAAGAAACATTTGGAAGGCCCGACGAAAATTGATTCAGGCCGAGGCCATTTACATCAAGGCCGCCAGCGCCGGCGGCGAGATCACTACCGCCAGATGCCGCAGTACCCAGCGCACCGCCACCGCTAGAAAGTGCAGCCGTGCCGCCGTAGCCTTCCGGCAGAATTCCAGAGCCGCCGACGCCCATGTCCATCGCACCGGTTCCAGCGCCCGCTCCTGCCGCGTCCAGGCCAGGGAGGTAGCCGGTGCCAATCCCAGCAGTGATTGCTGCGGCAGTCAGCATGCCGAGCGTGTCAGCACTGACGCCGCCATGCGACACCTGATAGGTCGCCGGATCGCTGCCATTGAATGCACCGGTTTCCTGATTGCGCCCATCCCAGATCGTGTTGTAGACGGGCGCGTTGCCGGTCTGCTGGTACGCTTGCGCGCTGTTCATGTCGAGCGCGTTGATGCGGCCATTGCTATCGAGCGACACCGGGCCGATGCCGGGAATATTGACCGCATAGCCGGCCTGTCGATCGGAGTTGTAGGCCTGCTGCCACCCGGGATCAGACTGGATCGCTTGCATCAGGTTGTCCCAGCCGTAGTTCTTCAGCAGGCTTGCGTAATCGGTTGCCATATTGGTTCCTTATCCAAGGAAGGCCCACGCGGAGCCCTTGTAGAGGTACACCCCGGCGCCAGAGCCTGGATTCCATGTCGTACCGTCTGCATAGCGGACATCGCCATCGCGCGGCTTGACGGGCGCTGCATAGGTCTTGTCGATGTGGCCGGCTGCCAGAAGGGAGATCGCGACGCTGATCTTGGTGAACTCTTCTCGCAAGTAGCGCTGCAGCTGCTCCGGGTCACGCGGCGGATCGCCTGGCGTATAGGCAATGGAGCTGATTGAAACGGTGCGCATTTAGTACATCCCGCTTTGCTCGACTTCAAGATCGAGCGAATCAAGCCGCCATTGGTAGGCAGTGCCGGTTTCGATACGGATTGCCGGGTAGCGAAACTCGACCATGCAGTCGTCGCTCAACGTGGTGCCGATGGTGTGTGTCATGGTCGTCACCCATGTCGGATCGGCGTACGGATCGGTGTCGTGTCCGCCAATCTTGATGGTGACCGTGTCGCCATTGTTGCCAGTGATGCGAGGTCGCACAGATTTGATGAGCTTCATATGCTCGTCGTCATCCAGGCCGAGGCCGCGGCGTTCGAGATATGCGCTTGGCATCGCACCATTGAACGAAGCAGAGCCGTCAAGCAGATAGAGCTTCTGGTCGTTCGACGCCATGATCACGCGCGCGGACCCTGGCGTGTAGTCGGGACCGTTCCATGTCGTCAAATCTGCAGCCCAGGGGTCCGCATCCGCAGCCCAGCTCGTCGCAAGGTCATTTGCAACGGCGCCATAGGTTGCATGGTTCAGGTTCGGCAGGTTGCGAAACGAAACGGTATCGTCCTTGTAGTTGTAGACCAGCGCCTTGTCGCAGGACGTCGAGCCGATGCTCGGGTAGGCAATGAAAATCTCGTTCAGGAATGGATTCTTGAACGCGAAGACAAGCCCTTTGTTCGTGTCGTCGATGTTCTGGAACAAGAAGCGCCGCGCCTTTTGATCCAGCACGGATTTCGCTGTGTAGCCATCGTGCACCACTACATCAGAAGCCGTCACAGCCAAGTGCAGGCCGTCGAACTCCACTGCACAGTTCCGGTTCAACAATCCGGACATGCCGAAAATCTGCTTGTTCGAGAGCACGAAAACGCCGCCAACATAATCGATGCGATGCGCGGAGCGCTCTTTGTAGACGATGAACGAGTCCTTGAGCTGCAGACCGTCGACAATCTCGCCGTCGCCTTCTGCGATCGGCATTTCACCGGCGTCCTTGGTCGTGTCGGTCGGGTCCCAGGTAGTGGGCAACGTTCCCGGATCGGCAGGATGCGACCACTTCACCATGTGCGGATAGCTGGCGCCGGATTTCGTCACATTCAACGCGATAAGGAAGTTTTTGAACTGCCGCAGCGACTTGCAATAGGTGCTTGCCGGCCAGTTGGTCAGATCGACAAACTTGTGCGTCAGGTTCATGTCCCAGTACATGGGAACCGTCGCCGTATCGCCAGTGTTGAAAATTGGGATGCCGCCGAAATTGCACGCGGTCCACTGATTTATTACACCGGCGCGCGGCGTGGCATGCGTAATATCCGTATGCACCGCCGCACCCGACGAGTTCGTCACCGCAAACGCTTTCGTAGCGGTCACGTAGATCCAGTATTTCGTGCCCCCGATCGTGATGGGCAAGAGGTACTGCGGCACATATGCCGGCGAGTTGTAGACCTCGGAATGGCCATAGAACTGATATGCAGAGCCGTCGAGGAAACGGATGTTTTGCGCATCGGTCCACGCGCCGAACGGCAGTTCATGCGCCGAGAGGTCTTTGATGACACCCAGGGCACCTGCGTTTTTCATGCGAAGGAACGTCATGATCAGGCAGGCGGCAATCCGCTCATGATGCGGTCGTGGCGGTCCTGAGTGATCAGATTGTTCGACAACAGTCCCGCCATCCCTTGTATGAGATCAGGGTCATCGAGGTTGATGATGCTCGCAGCGGATGCCATTTGAAACCACAGCAGCACTTGCGCGTTTTGTACGGCCGCCGTCGCGATTGCCAATTTTTCCGCATCGGTGAACAGCTTGAAGAAGTCGAGCGGAAGCATGACGCGACGCGGGCCGGGTGGATTTAAAAACGCGACCAGGCGCGGATCGTCATCGGCGATCTCAACCGAGTTGTCCTGCATGGAACCAAACACCGCTACCACGTTACCGGCAGCATCGAGGGAAACATGAGCCATGATTATTCCTTACGCGATCGGTGACAAAGTGGGGTCGAACCAGCCGAAAGTGCGGAGCAACGCATTCCCTAGGCCAGCACTTCCAAGGTGATATATCTGTTTCGAGGTATTGGAAATCACATCGTTGGAATTGCCCGCATTGTTTGCGCTTGCATTTGCTTCATATACCGTGAATTGCTGCCTATCCGTACTTCCTGCAGCTGGACTCCAAACGTCATAGCTGCGACCATTCGGCGAGGCGGCGGCTTGAATGATTGCCGAGAGAATCGGGCGCACATTCAGACCAGGCGGAATGGTCAGAGTGAGCAGCGTTGCGGAAGTGGGGGGAACGCCATTGAAATCGGCAACAGGCGCAGTCCAAAGGATTTGTTGTCCGATTTGGGTAAAGGCGACGATATTTGCACTGCCGTTTGTCAGGAATGATCCGATGCGACGAAATGCCGTCGTATTGGCCGGCTTGTTCGCGGCGCTGAGCGATGTATCGAAATACACGTCGAACGCACCGTTATTGATGATCGCGAAGACGTGATACCAAGTGCTGTTCGCAATCGTCAGGCCTTGGCCCATGCCATTGGCGCCAGAACCTGCCGCCCATGATCCAGCCGTGGACTTCGTGAATGCGGCGCCTGTGATCTTGTACGTATTCGTGCTGTCGTATGCCAGGCCGGCGGCGATGTCGAGAACCGTATTCGGGGAAGTCCCATCGTTCGACAAGGTAAAACCGTTGATATAGCCGCGCGGTGGAAATACGGCAACGGGCGTTCCATCCGCCTTCTCGATCGTGATGCGGAACGTGGTTGTCGTGATCGCATGCACCGTGACGATGTCGCCAGCAGCAGCCGTGTAATTTGCCGCGCCCTGCACCGAAATATTCGCGTTGTTGGTGAATGTGGGTGCGCCAGCGCAATGCAGAATTCGCTCAGCACCCGCGACAGGCGCAGCCGGGAAGTTGGTGACCGTTGCTCCTCCGGTGAAATCAATTTCATTGCCGGCTGCGCCCCAAATATCCGCATTCGTCGGGTCGCTCGCAACAGTGGCGCGCACCGTATTGACGGCGAAGCCGGTGAACGTCTTTGAAAAGCTCGCCGCAGTCCCATTCGATATGAGCAGGCCCAGCGATTGGGCTGGCAACGCGGTCGAGAACGCTACCTGATCGACGTAATTCTTCGTGATCGACAGCAGGCGGAATTCGGTGCCATTGTAAAAAGCGGCGTAGATTGTGCCTGGCGAAAGATCGCCGGCCACCAGCGTAGCGCCCGACACGCTTTTGATGCTTTTCGCGCCAAGACCCGAAATATTCAGCGTCGAGTCTCCGGTATTGCTCGCATTCGGAGAGAACACGGCAATCATTCTCGTGCCATATGCAGGCAAAGGAGTCGTCGGCGTCAGCGTGTATGCATTGGCTGCGCCGCCATCCGTACCCGTGACCAGGATCGCACCAGCATAGCCAGCGAAGCTATTCAAAAGCCCCGTCTTCAGATTGCGCAGATGATCGTCGCCCTGGTTCTTCGGATCGCCCGAAGTTGGATTCGTCGCGACGAGGTCGCCAATGAAAGTTACTGTTTCGAGTCCCATTACACCCTCATATCAGTACGCACGCGCATGGTCGATCCGCTATACCAATCGACGCTATTCACAGACTTGATGCCTTCCGCATAGAGCGCTTCGTAATCGGCGGTCACATCTGCAGGCAGGCGCAACCAGCGCGCGGCGGTGACCATGCATGCAGCGAGATAAACCTGCGGGTAATTGGTCAGAAGCCAGTTCGTCGGGCTTCCAGAAGAAAGGGAAGGAACAAGCGCCTTGTAGATGCACTGGACGCTGTAGACGGCATCCGGGATCGGGCCGAAATAGATGTTCGTTCCTATGATCGTAAAAGCGCGCGGCTTTTCGCTCGTTCCATCGGCATATTGGGTGTTGAATTGATCCGGCGTCAGATAGTCCAACACCACGTTCGGGCTCGATTGCAGCGTCAGCGAACGGATATTCACCACGTCTGAAGGAGATGCGACGGTCTGCGTGCCGGCGACAGTCGAAAGCGTCGCTACAGTGTCCTGCAGGCGCGCGTCGAGGTCGCCATTAATGCGCTTTTCGGCCAGAGTGACGATGTCCGGGATAACCGAAACGAAGGCCGCATTGCTGGACTTGTGCAACCAGTCTGCAATCGAGTTCTGCAGGCCGGTATAGTTGGTCAGCGCCATCGCCTACACCCGTCCCGGCCAGATCCTGAAAGCCTTCAGGTCCGGATCGTTCAACATCGCTTTGATGTGCGCTGGGTTCTGCCAGAAATCGGCCAGCATCAGGCCATTGTTGTTGCAGTAGGCTTCGATCAGGACGAAGGGAATCTTGGCCGCATGGCGAAATTCCTTGTCGCCGTGAATTCCTTCGTTGTGCAGCGCTTTGGTGAAATCAGCGATCGGTGTGCAGTCCTGTACCGTGCCGGCGACGAGATTGCCGTCCTCCAGTGCAATCTTCGTGTGCATGCCATTGCCGTGGTCGATGGTATGCATTAGCAGTTCTCCAGCGGGACCACGTTGCACTTGCCTGCCGCGGAATCTTGAATCGCGGCGATGTACGTCACACCATTGGGAATATGCAGAACGACCGCATCGGCAGGTTGCACAAGGATGTCGTTGGCTGTTGCGGTGACGCCGCTTGTGCCGATCTTGACGTAACAGGCCGCAGTAGCCGCCACTCGTACATAACGCGGAATTTCGCCGCTGGATGCCGTAGGAATCCCTTGTCGCGCAGACGTGCCGCTGGTAGTGATCGTCACGCCAACGTTTGTGACGGTGATGAAATCGTCCATGTTTGCTCCAATAAAAAACCCCGCCGAAGCGGGGTTTCCTGGGTTGCGAAGGGATTACGCGGGAGTGAGGCCAATCGTCACAGCGCCCACCGCAGCGGTCAGGGTTCCGGTGAACTGGATACCTACGCAGTCGCCTGCATTCAGGGCAAGCGTGCTCGCCGTGGTTGCAAGGGTCAGTACCTGATTGGTTGCGGCTGTGCCTTTGAGATTGATGGTTCCCGAATGGAGCGCGGTGCCGGACGTGAGTGCGGTGCCGGATGCAGCCTTCTTGATGACCGCAGTCACCGCGCCCGCATCCGTGCCGGCTGTTTCGACACGAGCCGTGATCGACTGCACCACCATGGCGCGCGGGGCGATGAAGACCAGCATGTTTACCGAGTTCGCCGTCCATTGCGCAGTCTTGGTGATGATTGGGCCCGCCCCGGCGTCTGCGCCTTCCAGACCGGCAGAGCCATCCGGTAGCTGTTTGAGGTTAATCGACATGATTTACCTCTTACAGGATGTCGAAGACAGCGCCATTGGCCTTCGGAGCACGTGCTTCCAAGGCGTACTCGGCCAGAACCATGCGCTTCTCCGAGTCGCCGGTTTTCGACAGTTCCGTGGTCTGGAACGGACGATAGTAGGCGACGGCCCACTTGTCGGACTGCAAGATGTACACGTCACGAGTACGCATGAAGCGGTTCGGAACTGCCTTGATTTCACCGAAGTCCGACACGTACACATCGACGCCGGCATACAGCTTGCCGTCCTCCGACTTATCCATGCGAGTGGCGTTGCCGGTGAAGGTCGAGAAGGTTTGCTTTGCCTTCGGCGGCAGCATGATGGTGTCCGGCTCGCCACCAGCGGTGTACTGCAATTGCAGAACGTTCTTCACCTGAGCTTCGGTGAAAGCGCGCTGAGTACCGTCCGTAACACCAGTGTTGCCGGTGTACGACGCCAGCGTGGTATCCGACGCCTTGTCGGTGTTGTCCACCACCCAACCGAGCAGACCGCGAGTCTTGCGCGGGGACGTTGCGAGAACGTCGTTCTGTGTCAGGGCAAACTCCATATCGCGCTTCAGCTCCATGCTCTTGAGCGAAACCTGATAGGACAGTTCATCCTTGCGGCCAGCCGGATTTGCAGCTTGCTGCGAGCCGGAGACGATTACCGTCTTGGTCGAGATTTGCGTGCGGTTGTTCAGGCGAACAGTCGGGGTAACCGCTGCCGCAGTTGCGTCATCGCCTTCAGCTTGCGCATTGGAGGCCGCAGACGCCAGATCCTGCGTTTGCCATTCGTGCAGCGTGTTCGTCGCCTTGCCTTTAGCGCACATCGACATGAACGGGGTTGCAGTCGGGGTGATGCGATAAATCACATCGGTAAGGTCTTCACGATTGCCGATGGCGGCAGTGGTCAGGTAAGTATTGCTAGGTGCAGACATGATTGAATCTCCAGTATGAGGAATGGGGCGTCATCCCGACGCGCCAAAAATGCTTAAAGGATTTGCGCAAACACCGCTGCAGCGTCTTCCACGCTGCCCGACTTGCTAAGGCGCTGCATTGCTGCGCTGCGCCCATCAACTTTGCCGGCCTCGCCATTGCCCGGGCGTTCCATCTTCGGCGGAAGTTTTTCCACCTTCTTAGTTGCCGCCTGGGCCTTGCTCATGAGCTGGTCATAGAGCATTGCCTTGTGGGCCAGGAGAATGTCGCGGTGATCGATTTTTCCGAGGGACGTGATCCGTCCGTCAGCGCCCTGCTGCGGGAATACCTCTTCAGGGGCATAGCCTACGGTTTCTATGAGGTACTTCGCAATTTCCTGCTTTGCCGTGGCCGCTTTCTTGTCGTCCTTCCAATCGGGCAGCTTGGCAAGAAGTTCCTGCTGCTGCTTGGCGATGTACTGACGAACAGATTCGACCTGCTCGGCTTGCTGCAGTTGGTAGACGCGAGCTTGCTCGGCTTGAGCTTGTTGAAACGCAGCTTGTCTCTGTTCGAAGAGGTGCCGCTGTCTGATGTACTCAGCCGGGTTCGATTCCGCCAACTGCTGCCAGTTGATTTGAGATTGCTCCTGCAGTACCGCCCCAAGCCGCTGCGCGATTGCATTCAGTTGGTTTGAATAGTGCTGGCGCTCTTGCAGAGCCTGCGACCGCTCCGCTTCAGCGGCTTTGCGTACTTCCGCCGCTTCCATTGTCTTGCGGGTGTAATCCGCTTGCCGCAGCCCGTTCTTGTAATGCTCCGCAATCTCGGACTTGGTTAGCTCTACGACCTTGCCGTCGATTTCGACGGGGATCTTGTCGGCTCCAGTCTGATCCGGTGCATCCGGTTCGGGGGTTTCTGCCTGTTTCGCGGCCAGTTCCTCTGCTGCGAGCCGCTCGGCTGCTGCTTCGGGAGTTTCCGCGTTTCCTTCACTCCCCTGTCCTTGATCCGCTTTGGGCGGTTCATCGGAGAAGAAAGCGGCAAGAAGGTTTGCTGCTTCGTTTGTGTCGATAGGGGTATTGCTGGATTCCGCTGCCGGATTGTCCATGGTTCACTCCATCTAATCGGCCCTGCTTCGGCCATTGGGGAAAGTCCACCGCCATCCCGGCGGGGTGTTGAATCAGGCTCGCGCCTGAATTCGTACAATGTCGCTGTCTTCTGCCTGGTAGGCCGGTTCGCCCTTCAGGGCCACAGCGACGCGTCCGTTCAAAAGTCGGACGAAATTCTGTCTCGGATGCGGATGCCACACCGTTTTGAGTTGCCTGTTCTCGGGCAGGCTGCGCAGGAAATCGCAGAACTCTACCCAAGGAAGTGATCCTGCATCCAATCCTTGGCGCGTGTCGCCAGCGTTTCCTGGTGCTTCAATTCCTCTGTCGCCAGTCGCCCCGTGTCGAATGTCTTGCGAATCATCGCTTCGAATTTCTCGGTGAGCTTGAGCAGGTTCCACAGTCTTTCCCGCCCTTCCGTGTCGCGTGCCGGTGAGTTTTCCCATTCCTTGATGAACTCCTGTTTCATGTCGGCGATCACTGCCTGGAATACCTCGTTGTCGAGGATTTCCTTGGCCCGATTGCCGTTATAGATGCGCTCTCCGATTTCCATTTCGGCCCTTTGTTAGATGCCAGGTTGCTGCGGTGGCTGATGCATGACGTTGTGCTGCATTTGCGCCATATCGGCCATCGTGCGCTCGTGCTCGGCGGCGGTTTCAGCCAAGTCTACATGGGCCTGCGTCACGACTTGCCGCTCTTTCTGTCCTATCTCCAACTGCTTCGCCAGTAGTTGATACTCTCCACGGATCTGCTCGATTTCCTTGTCCGTGGCCGCGCGCAGATCGGCCTTGTACTTCTCGACTGCCATCGTGATTTGTGCATCACGCTCTTTCGCCTGCTGCTCGGCCTGCAGTTCAGCCGCGCGCATCTGCATTTCGCGCTGGTGCTCCTGATCGGCCTGCTGTGCCTTGATCACTTCCGGATTCGGCTGTTGCGGCGGTTTCGGTGCGTTGGGGTCGGTCGGGTCAGTGAAGAACTGCTGCGCAGCGTTCTTGAAGCCCAGCAGCTCGCCAAGCTTCACTTGCGCGTTGAAAATGTTCTTCGGCGTCGCCGTTCCAATTCCCAAGCCGGCGTTCTCCTGCTGCAGCAGCGTGAGCAGATGCTGTACCTGCTGATCTTTGTTGCCGGTGCCAAGACCGACATTGATCGTCAAATCAAACTGATTGCGCCATTCGCGCGGATCGACCGGCACCCATTTGTCGCCCAGCCGGATGACTGCCTGCTTGTCCTGATACTGACAAACCAGCTTCAGGATCAGGCGGAACAGGTCGGTAAAGCCGGTTTCAGCGAAGATGCGGGCGATCAGCTCCTGTCGCATATCCGCCTTGTTCGTGATGATGTTCACGCCCGTAGCGGTCTTGTTCAGGCTGTCGCCATTCATGCCCTGGCTGTAGCGTGTCCAGCCGGTGGAGTTTTCCGTGAAGGATTCCCACCACTCCATCATGCCCATGGCGTCCCGTGTGTCAGCCATGGATTGATCCAGTCGGCCTACGGAGTTGGGCGTTTTTACCCGCACCACACCGCCAGGACGGGAGGTCAACAGATCGTCGAGATTTACTTCGTCGTTGACCGCGTAATAGCGGCCATTCACCTGCAGGAACAGGTTATCGAGCTGCGCGCGGATCAGGCTTGTCTTGATACGCTGTGACTCCATCGCCAAATCGGCAAGAGACATGCCGAAGAAACGATGCGGGAGTGGAACCGGGCAGATCGTGACGAACGGTGGCCCATCGCATTCGACGTTCTCCAGAATCTCGTTACCTGCTCGAACGATCTTGCGCCATTCCGCGATGCCGTCGCCGTCCACATCCGCACGCATATAGCATTCTGTAATCCAGACCTTACGCATCGAGGGATCGAGCGTGGTTTCGTCCGTCAAGTACGGTTGCTCGTCGTCGTAACCCGCTCGCTCGATGCGCTCCATGTTCAGCGCATTGGCTGAATCGTCAGAGGTCAGGTTATCGACGTTCTTGTAGCCCATCGCCTTGAGGTCGGAGATGGTGCGCAACAAGCGATGGCCGCTGAATCCGTCGGCAACCTTTTTCGACTTGCGCGAAATCAGGAACTCTTCAGGTGGAACGTTCTCGATGCACACCCGGCCTGCCTTCTTGGTGCGCTTAAGCGTCACGTCATGCAGCATCGGGACCGGCATCTGCTCGATTTGCTGAATCTGCGCAGCGATCGCTTGGACTGCCTGCTGATTTCCTGACTTCCATGCCGG